ACGTGTGTTTTGTGGTGGTCCTGCTCATTTTACCATAAAGTTTCGGCAGTATTTTCTTGGCTTTGCTGCCTGGATAATGCATAATCGAAACGCTAATGAGATTTCCACTGGTACAAACGTTTATTCCCATGATTGGAATGATATTGTGCGAAAATTAGCATCTCGTGGTGCATCTCTTCGAACTAAGAAGATGTTATTACGAGTGATTGCTGGTGATTTTGGAAATTTTGATGGATCATTGAATGCTCAGATTTTGTGGAAAATTTTGGACATGATTAATGATTGGTATGATGACGGAGAAGAAAACCGTAGAATACGCAGAGGACTTTGGATGCACATTGTTCATGCCATTCACATCAATGGCAATGTCGTATATCAATCCACACATTCACAACCTTCTGGATGTCCCATTACTGCCATCCTGAATTCCATTTACAATTCAATCATTGTGCGGATGGTGTATTTGATATGTGCTATTTGGCACCGCAAGGAGACCGGTGAAGATTATGTCTCTATGGAATATTTTAATCAATTCGTTGCTATGGTGTCGTATGGTGATGACAATATTATTGCGATCGCCGAGAAGATTCTAGCATGGTTCAATCAAGTACTGGTCACGAAGGCGTTTGAATTGATTGGACATGAATACACTGATGAGGCCAAGACCGGAAACATTGTGCCTGTACGTGATATCTCTGAGATAGCTTATCTTAAGAGAAAATTCGTATGGGATGAACAAGCAAACCGTTATATTGCTCCCTTGGCTTTGGATGTTATTATGGAAATTGTTCAATGGACTAAGCGAGGCTTAGCTGCTGATTCCATTACTCTCGCAAATGTGGATGTCGCTTTGCGTGAATTGTCTTTGCATGATGAGGCTGTGTTTGATGTGAATATGAAGTTGATACGTGATGCGTGTATTGAGAATAATGTTCCATATAGATTCGCAACTTTCAACGAATATCGCGGATCAGTTTTGAATGTTCCTTTCATGTGTGAAATGAAAAACGAAGACGAGTTTGACACCACATATCGTCTCACAATTACGAAACAGAAGCTGCCTCGTAATTTTGTGAAAATGGACAAAAAGAAAAAGATCTTGTCCATAAATGAGTATGACAATTTTATCATGCTTCCAAAGCTTCAATTATTTTGTGCTTATAGAAATATAAAAGTCACTACACAAAATGATGAGTTGAAATCCTTAGTGACAAATATGTGTTAATGTGA